TTGAATGGAACTGCATCATTGCTCACATTTGACGGCACTGTATCAGAATTGATTTCGTTCCCCTCCGTCCTCTCCACCACCAACCGCCAAGCACTCGAGCGTAACCAAGGGCAATTTTATGGAATCACAATAATTTAATAAGATGCAGGAAGTAAAAATTAAACACAAAAACCCCGCTATTGGCAATGTGCTGTTCGCAACAGTTAATTCTAGTGGAAAGCTAAAAAACCAATGCTTATTTTGTGGCAGTCGTTTTTGTTATGAAAGAGTAGTTTCATTAGACTTTACATATGACGAAGTAAGCTGTATGAAGCACATTAATGACTTACATAAACATAGTGATATTGTTGCACCAAAAAAAATGAAACAATTTATATCAAGCACAGGAATACAAAAACGAGGCAATCCGCTTCTTGATTAATTGGTGCTAACGTTACGATTATTTGCGTTCGGGCAGGATTTTAAACGATAAATTTAATTTTAAATGAATATAACATTAGCAAAAGTAATAAGAACACTCGAAAAAGATTATGGGTGGAGTAATAAGAATATTGACGATAATTTGATAAAAGATACACTCAAAATCATTGATAATGAATTGCGAACTCATAAAGGGATTGCCATTAAGAAACGCTAACGCCTGCAGCCTTGCGAAGTGCGGCTTAACAAGTAAAATTTATATTATGAAAACAAAAGAATATTTTAACGAAGGAACTCCATTTGAAAGCATGAAACCATTAAAAGCAAAAGAGCAACTAACAGTATTGCTACCAAAAGAAATCAGCTACGGACACACCATTGAAGAAGCCGAAGATCAAGATTTCATTACAGAGGTTATTGAGCAATTTGCAATGATGCAAGCGCATAACTTTTTAACATGGTTGGAAAACGAACAATACCAGCATATAGGCTCAGGCGATTGGTCTAATGGTGAACAAGTTTTAAACGCATCGGACTTGTACCAAAAGTTTATTGAATCAGACATTTGAGCGCTGTGAGCAAGGGCAAAATGGGTTAAAATTAAATAGCACCTAACGTCCGATGGCTTTGCGTTCGTGCAAGATTTTAACCACTAAAGTAAAATTGAAAGATGAAAGATGATTTAACTACAAATGCTCAATCAACGCTGTTCGCCTTGCCTGACGCAAAACCATTGTTAGGTGCTGGGCTTACTTGTAATAGCTGTGAGCATCGTCAAAGATGGCAATGTAATAGCAAAGTTTTTCAATATTGTGTAGTTCGGAAAAGCAACCGAACTGAAAATGGTTTGCTGAAAATTAAATGTAAGGATGCAGCTTGTCCGTTGTACGAGCCTTGCACCTAACGCAAAAACTGCCGATAGTTCGGTACTCCGAATTTTGGCAGTTGACCGTTATCGGCACGTGTTGGGGTGCGGTACTCCGACCCCAATATTGCCGAAATGTGCGGAGGGTGGTATTGCATTTTGTTTAGGCTACTTAGCTTGTATGTAGATGTTCGGTCATACAAATGGTTTATAGGCCTAACCGCTATCCTACCCAGGGTAGCGTTTTTTTTGTGCATATACCTGTGGAGAACACAAATAGACAATTATGTCTTTTTGCGACAAATATGTCATATTTGAAGTATGAGAATCCCAATCAAAACCTATCTGCACAAATACCTACTTAACCAACTAGGCACCGAAAAATTTATTCTTCAAAAGTATAGCAATTGCAATACCTCAACCCGAGAGCTGCTGTGGCAAAAAAGATTATCTGATTTAATTTTTCCGCTACTGATAACTGGCAATGGCTATAAACCTGAAGAGATTGGTTTTAAAAACTTTGTGTACATGGCAGTTTTTCCGAGCAACACTGCAATTCGCGAGAAAAGAATGAGCATATCCAGTAAAGGGGTGCAATGCATTAACAACGCCCTATACACTTGGTTCATGGAAGATTTACAGGAGTTTTGTGATGAAGCTTTGAGCACCAATCAGCGAATTGATATGCGCATCCTCAAATTTATGAGTGATTACAATATTGATGAGGATGATATTCGATTTGATTCGCTAAAGAAGAACTATTACCGCGAGCGTGTAAAAACATCACAAAAAATTTTTACTAAAAATTACGCCACCGCCCAACTTGTCCTTGACTTGTCCTTTAGCAATAAGTTAATCCAATCGTAATTTGAAGTAATTAAAATACGATGAGCGATCTGCATAATTTCTTTCAACCCGATGGACAAAATAACCTACCCGGTTTCTTTGATTTTCTATTTATGGAAGATAAAGAAATTGCAACCATCCCCTCACCTATTAACGCCACAATAAATGTTGAGCAAATAACCTATACAAGCTCACCTAAATGGAAATATGGATGGGCAACATTGCGCACATTGGATATGGGAGCCGAGGGAAAACAAACTGCAGATGGTACACTTCATATTCAATCACTATCGGGTGCAGTTCCTGTTACGGGTAACGAAAACTTATCACTGTTTGAAAGCATGATGGGCAAGCGGTTTATCATACTTGTACAAGATATGAATGGCCGCTACGTATTGATGGGAGAAGCCGATAACGGATTGTTTTTTTCGTTTAAAAGAAATGGTTCAGCGTTTGAATTTACGTTTAAAGCCGAGTATGCGAACCCAGCCTATAGTGCAACCGGGCAAGTTGAAGTGGATGGAGCTGCTTATGGATCAACGTACCTGCCTGTTACAACAGTAATTTACGGTGCCAATGGTAAAAGTAGCTACCAAATAGCTGTTGAAAATGGTTTTGAAGGAACGGAGGAAGATTGGTTGGCAAGCTTAACAGTAGCAGCAGATGAAGATTTTACAACAATAGCAGCATTCAGATTTACGTATAATTACTAAGACAAAGATATGGCACTTACAAACGCACAGATACCAATAGTAGCAAACGTCATCAATGGTGGCGTTGGGCTTATTCAGGCAAGCGCAAACACTGTAGCAATCGGTGTAAACACAAACGGTGTGTCTGTTTACATTGCAGGAACAAAAGGAGGGCGTATAACATCGCTCACAGCGGTTACAGATGATACCGTTACCGTCAACGTGTTCGTATGGATTTTGCGAGGCGCAACGGTAATCCCTATCGGATTGGTGAACGTACCATTGAGTTCGGGTAACACAAACGCAGCACGTTTTAATATTGATTTTTTAAACGGAACAAACATTCTTGGCTTGCCGATTGACAACACGGGAAGAGCTTACATTCCGCTTATGCCAAACGATGTATTGCGAGTTGGTGCATTGGCTAACTTAACCGCAGCACGTACTTGTTGGGTTGCTGCTCACGGTGCAGATTATCAATAGCTATGAGTAACGGACTTCAAAACGGATTAGATAGAGGCATTGCAGCAGGAACGTTTGAGGGAACTCGAAGGGGTGAGCTGTCGGGTGTGGTTGGGAATGATTCCTTAAATACAATGCTACTATTAGATCTATACCCAAACGCGCAGGTTGCTGTGTCTTTAAGAAGATTGAGAAGCGCATACAGAGGTAGTTGTATACGTGTAAGAAGAAGTAGCGATAATTCGGAGCAGGATTTTGGTTTTGTAAATAACATCTTAGATACTGCCAGTTTACTTTCATTTGTTGGAAGCGGAACGGGATTCGTAACAGTGTGGTACGACCAAAGCGGAAACGGAAGGAATTATACACAAACAATAGCAGGCAATCAACCAGTAATTATTATTGGTGGCGTTTTAAGTAGCATAAACAGTAAGCCAGCAGTAAGAACAACATTGGCAACTACTTCACAAGGATTAATAAGTCCGTTTTCAACACTTCAAGATTTACCAACCACTATATCTGTCGTGAATTATGTTTACCAATTGCCCACATCTGTGTTTCCATATAACTTTTCAATTGGTGGAACAGCACAATTTCAAGGCGGTGGTGGTAGATATGAGATTGCGTGTGACAACATACGGGTTTTTGCCATACGAAGGAATACAATAGATGGTATCAACACTACCCAATTAAGAGCAACATTAAATAAACAAGCAATTACGACAGCTTTTTTTGGAACAATAGAACTGCATGTTAGAGATAATGGGTTTAGTTCACCCCCAACAGCATATAGTGGTACGCCATTAAATATTGCTTCAAACTTTACGATCTTTTGCCCTATTGATTTTAGGCTAAACGGGAATCAGGCTATGCAGGAGAAGGTTATATGGACAACAGACCAATCGCGCAATAAAATAGGAATAGAAAAAAACCAAAACGCATACTACCGAGCTTTTTGAAATTTTAAAATTATAATTTTCACAAATTATGAAACACAACCTAAACATACAACCAACCATCACAGTTGATGGAATTATCCAGCCATACGCAATCAGTTATCCATTATCGGGCTTACTTGCCGAACATTTGGAGCAGCGCATAAACACAGTAAATCCCGAATTGGAAGCACGCGCAGCCGAAGAATTACGCACAACAGGTGAAGTAGAACTTACCGAAGAAGAGCGTGTGTACATCCACGATGTAGTGGTGTCGCTGCCAATTGAGAATTTATTGAAAGGTAAAATTTTGAAACTGCTGAAACCTTAAACAAGAACCCAAATAAAAAACCTGTCCTTTCGCTACCCTAATCAATAGTAAATCTTTGTGTTGCTAAAAAGAGGCAATACAAATGGCAAGTAGAGTATACATTTCGGGAATTATTGGAGCCAACGGGTGGTTTGAAGATGGAACCACATACAATGCGTTTAAACGCGAGTTTGAAGCTGCATTGGCAAAAAAGGATGATATAGAAGTACCTATTAACTCACCTGGTGGAAGCATTGCAGATGGTGTGGCCATGTATAATTTAATTGCTGCTAACCGCGATAGAGTTACAACCATTAACGAAGGAATGGCATACAGCATGGGTGCCATCATATTAAGTGCTGGTGGCAAACGAAAGGGATATAAAAACGCGACAACCATGATTCACAATGGAAGCGGAAGAGTTGTTGGGAATGCAAAAGATTTAAGAGGAGCTCTTGAAATGCTCGAAAAACTTGATGATGCAATGGCGGAGAGTATTGCACAGTTTTCGGGTAAAACAGTTGATGAAATCAAAACCGCATACTTCGATTACCAGGATCACACACTAACTGCTAAAGAAGCTCTTGATGCAGGTATCCTAACTGAAATTATTGATCTTAATAGTGAAGCAGTTCCTGCTTCTGGAAAAGCTTTGAGTATTACTGAGGCAATGGCCTTGTTTACCAAAAACAACAAAGAAAGCGAAGACGGATTATTTACTCGCTTAGCTGCAAGGTTTAAAGCACAATCAACAGCTCCCAACAATCAACCTCCATCACAACCAATTACTGATTCAGATATGAAAATTAAACTTACAGCTCAGCTTGTAGCAATTGCTGCAATTGCTGGAATTACCGCCAAAGATGGCGATGAGGTAGATTTTACTGCCGAACACTTCGATAAAGTTAGTGGCCACATTGCAGGTTTAACAACCCAATTACAAGCGGCTACAAATGACAAAACAAAAGCCGAAGGAGAAGTTACTCGCTTAACTGGTGAGTTAACTACCAAAACTACTGAAGCGGAGGACTGGAAAGGTAAGTACATGAAGATGCCAGGTGCAGTGCATACTTCTGTAACTACAACAGAGGACCCTGATAACAAATTCGAAAACAAAGGTATTGGCGAGTATGGTGATGAAGATGCGGATTACAATGTCAATGCTCGCGCAATGTTTGGTAAATAATTTTTGACTTTAAATTTTAACACATCATGGATATATCCAAATTAACCACAGCTCTGGGTGCATACGCAAGAGCTAACTCGAAAGAGATTCGCGCAATGATCTACAATGTAGATTCTCCGCTATTTAAGTACACTAAAACCGTTACGAAAGTAAAGGGTGAGTTTCCTGCTATTAACTCAATTACGTCTAACGTAATTCAAGGGTTCATTGCTCAGTGGAATGAGCTAGGACAAACTAAAATTCGTCCTAACATTTTAAAGGCGTATCACCAAAAGGTGAACTTTCCAATTATCCCTGCCGAAATTGAAGCATCATGGTTAGGTGAAATGAACGAGGAAGATTTGAACAATAAGGACAAATCTATTACCAAGTATATTATGGAAAAGGAGTTGAAGCCTAAAGTACAGGATGATGTTAGACATCTTTCTGTAAATGGGGAATACGATGCTGGCGATTTGGAAACATTTGGCAAATCAATGAATGGTGTAATAGCCATTTTGGAAGCTGGTGTTGCCGACATGAACAATCCGATGTTCCGCATCCCGTTGGCTGTTATGACAAATTCAAACGCAGTGGACACTGTAATGAATTTTGAAAAATCAATTCCAAAAAAATTCAGACGTAAGGTAAAGGCTATCTTCATTAGTACTTCTGATTTGGAATTGTACAAAGAGGATTACATGGAAAGTAAAGCAACTTTGGTTTGGGCTACAGAGGAAAACACTGTAAAAACACCATTGCACAATATTCCTTTGATTGGCGTTGATGAAATGCCAGCAGGTTCTCCATTATGGTGCACTGTAGAAGATAACTTATTGAAATTAGTAGATAATTTCAATGCCCCAGCCATTACTGATATTCAGGTTTTGGATTACAAAGTGAAAATTTTCATGGAGTTCCACCTTGGTATTGGCTTCTGGACTAACCAACTTGTATTTGTAGGGATGCAAGGTGGATCGGGAACAGGATTAATTAGTGGTGAAAATACTTTGTATTATAACTAAGAATTAATGCCAGTAGAACTCACATTGGAAAAAAAAGTATCCGAGGCTTTATGGAAAGCTTCGGGTGTTTTTATAAATAATGAAAATCCAAATGCTGTTGAAAGTGTAGAAGCTAATGTTTTGGTAAAACAAAACGGAAATGCTTTCATTTTACACGCAACACCTGAAGGAATAAATGGGCAAATAGGTAAACGGCAAATAATGCATTACACACCTCACCAACCCTGCATTATTGATATGCCAATGAAAGGTTCGAAGCTTACATTTAATCAAATATTTGTTACACTTAAATAATTACAATTGTGGAACTAAAAGACATTGACTTCACAGAAGGTCAGAACAACAAACCGGGCGTATTTGCCTTAATGTTTGCAGCATTTGAGGATGTTGCTGTATTACCTGATGTTGTAAATCCTAAGCCGGAAACGGATGCCGTTGCCGAAGATGATCATGTGCGGGTAACCGGTAACATCATCATGAAGCAAAACAAAAAAATGATTAACGTGTACCTTACCGAACAAACAGGTGATTACATGTATAAGCTACAAGGAGCAGATGACTCTAAGAGCTTTAAAACCTCAGTTGTTTTTGCTACACCAAACAAAGCAAAAGGTTTGGCGAGTTTCCTTACCAATGTAAAAAACAGACGCGGTATTGTACTTGTCGAGTTTAACAACGGTGAGCGTGTGTTACTTGGTGGACCAAGAGTACCTGCTCGTTTGGAGGATGCTGATGGTAAACAAGGTGCTAAAGCAACTGATGCCTCACAAGGAATGATTACCATTTACGCAAACGATACAGTGCCGAAACGCATTTTTGAGGGTGATGTAATGATTGGTACCAATACAGGTGGAGGAAGCGGAAGTGGAGCTACTCAGCAAACATTGTTTGCGAACTAATCTATTTTTTTAAAGGTGGTTTTGAAATAGAAACAGGAAGCCTGGTAAGAAATTACCGGGCTTTTCTGTTTGCGGTCGCAAGCTGTCCTTTAATAGTAATAAGGGTTAAACCACCTTTGATTTATGACTACAAAAAACTTAGATAAGTACACAGGCCTCAAGGAATGGGGTTGGTACATGCATGATTTTAGCCACATGAAAGCTCATTTGGCTGCTCATCTTCCACTTACTGAAAAACTCATGATATTGGAAATTGGTGCGTTTGATGGCATTGGGACCAATATGTTATTGGATGAGTTTTTTACCAATAAGGAAACTGTAATTTTTACCGTAGATCCATTCTTGCCAGATGAAACTACACCGCAGGTAAGTGATGAAACGCGTGTGCTATTTGTATCCAACCTTAAAGCAGGTGGCCACAAAAAACAAATCAACTTATTGGCCGAGAAAAGTGAAGTGGCTTTACCTGGATTGATTGAGCGCGAACTTAAGTTCGATTTTATTTATGTAGACGGTAGCCACAAAGAAGCCGATGTGCGGGTAGATGCCAAGAACGCTTGGGAATTATTGAAGGTGGGTGGAGTGATTGGTTTTGATGATTACTTATGGACTGCTGAAGGAGTTGATGGCCCTAAAAAAGCCATTGATGAATTTGAGGCAGAGCATAAGGACCAGTTGCAATTATTGTATTCGGATTGGCAAAGATGGTATAAACGAATTGCGTAAGCATGAAGTTAACAGAACTAAACTTTGACGCCATTTATTGCGTTAACCTAGTATCGAGACCTGAGCGAAAAGCGAGTGCTGAAAAGCACTTTGCAACGCTCAGTATCCCGGTGCATTTTTTCCCTGCAGTAAATGGTAAGGAAATAGACTACCGTTTGGTGAGCGATAAGCATACACCCGGAATGGTTGGTTGTTTTTTATCCCATCACCTCATTTATGAGGATGCGGTTAATAAAGGCTATCAGCGAATTTTGGTGTTTGAAGATGATTTAAAACCCATTCCTGGAGCCAACATATTTTTAAGTCAAGCCCTGCCCCATTTGCCCAAAGATTGGGAATTCTGTTTCCTAGGATTTACCCATTACGGAGGATTCCACCGATACAAAGAAAAAGTGAACGACTATTTTGTTATCCCTGGTTGGGGATGGGGAACGCAAGCATACATGGTTAATGGACAGCAAGTCATACATAGGCTTCACAATCAAACTAAAAAGATGAATCTTCAAATTGATGAGCAGCTCATCCAACAAATTTTACCAAATAAACTCAAGCACTACATGATTTTTCCTTCAGCTTTCGGGCAGGAAGCCATGGGTACTGATTGCCAAATCCCAAAAAAATAAAATGACTACTGAAGAATATGTAACAGCCCATTACAATGAGGCTTTATCTGAATACATGAAAATTGGTAAATCAAGAGGCATTTTGATTACCACGCTACAACGCGGAGCAAATCAATACAATATTGGCAAACTTGCCTATTTGCTCAACCAAAAAGGATTTACAGTACCTCGCCCATCGGATGAAGTAATGACCATAGAGCAGTTCAGGGAAGCAGAACTTCATGACCAATTTATAAGAGCTTCGCACAGCTATGAAGAACTTGTTGGTATACCTGATGAGGCAATAATGAAAGGGTTGAACGATAAAAAAATTGGTTTGCTAAAAGAGGCCTCATTCATTCACGCAAACAAACTGGATGATGATTCCATTCCTGCAGATGAAATGAGAGAATATTCATTAAGAATACTAGCCATCTACAAAACAGAGCTACCTGCAATAACTGCTAAAATTGAATACTACCAGGCAAATGGAAAACTACCCGAGGAAAAACAGGTAAAAACTGAGATCGATCCTACATCGGAAATTGATTTGTATAAACGCATTCAAACGCTCCGAAAGAATATCAGTAGAGATAAGGCTAATCCGAAACGGGCACAGCATGTTCCAAAATGGGAGGCTGAATTGTCAACCTTAACAAAACAATACGATGCTATTGTCAACAACAAAAAAGCCTCAAATTGAGGAAAAAGAAGCTGCTGCATCCATTCGTTTGCAATTGGCACATAAATACTCACTTGGTAAATATAATGAGGTAATAGAGCAAGTAATTGGACAGCCGGCAATGGGTAATTGTATTAACTATGTAACCGGTGCCCGATGGAGCGCGCACAATTTATTGCATTACTTACTCCAGATAACAGGACCGTCAAGTGTTTACATAAGTACCTACACTATCAGTGAAGATGCTGTAAGGCTATTATCGTTGATGATGGAATCGGGAGTAATAAAGGAAGTGCACGCTCTAATTGATAAACGCTTTGACAACCGAAACGCAAGAGCTTTACAATTTGCCAAAGAGAAGTTTACCTCATTAAAGCTTCGCGATTGCCATGCAAAAGTTACGGTGTTAATGAATACAGATTGGCAAATTAGCATGGTTGGTTCCGCCAATTACTCCAACAACCCAAGGATTGAGCGCGGAACATTATTCTGCAGTGCAGAATGCGCAACGTTTGACCGTGACTGGATAATGGCAGAAATTAATAATAATAACCCTTTTGAAAAATGAACCTTAGCCCTGACCAATTGGAAGCAATAGAGAAATTTGCGTCCAACTTAATGCCACCAAAGAGTGTGGCCAACATTATTGAAGTTAATGAGGATCTATTTATGATGGAACTCAAAAATAAGGACTCGGATGCTTACAAAAGCTATTTCAAAGGATTTTACACCACCACAAGTGAACTACGTGAAACAATAATTGGACAAGCAAAGGCCGGTAGTAGTCCTGCCCAAACGCAATCGCTAAAATTTTTAGATGAAGTATTGATTGAATTGAACCTATGAGCAATCTCGAAAAAATAAAAGACCCAGGTAACGGGAAGTATTCGGCATCCTTTATCAATATTCAAAACTATTGGTACGATACAACAGGGAAGATAAAATTAACAGATTCAGAGCATCGTATGCTAGAGCGATGGAGCTTCGCTGATTCACAAATTCGAATGGAATGGGTAGATGAAGCCTTAGTTCCAAAATTGCTTATGCTCAAGTTTCCGGAGATTAAACGGACAACAGCCTATGAAGATATACGCAATGCCAAGAGGTTGTTTGGAACGAAGCGGATTGAGGACCAAATGTATTATTCTGATGTGCATTACAGTTATGCATTGAAAGCTTTCAAAGACTCTCTCAAGAAAAACAATCACTCCGCTGCCGCTCGATTCCTAAAACTCATGAACGAAATCAAAACCAAGAACGGAGATGGAGTGCTGGAGGAACAAATGCAAGAGCTCGCGGATACGCTGCGTAATAGCAAATTCATATTGATTGTTGATGATCCTAAGAAAGTAGGATTACAATCGTTTGACCGTGATTACATAACCGCATTGGAAAAGGAGTTGATGGTAGACAAAAACCAAAAAGATAAAGGGGAATTCACCGAATACGAGGAGGTAAAATGAGTAAAGAAAAAAGCGTATACGTAAACTCTGCTCAAATCAGGGCAATGGAATTTGATTGCCAGGAGTCAATTGAACTTATCGGTCGCGGTGGTGGTAAAACATCATTTATCCATGCTTACGACCAAAGGAGAAAAGCTATTGAGATGCCGGGTAGTAAAGGATTGTTTGTTCATTATACATACCAACAAGCCTTAACCCAAACTATCCCATCACTCATTGCAGGACTCAGAAGATTGGGGGTTTATCAAAACATTCATTACACAATTGGCAAGCCTGATAAAAAACTAAAATTCAAGGATCCAATAGAACCACCGCAAGGAGGATTTGAAAACTGTATATTTTGGATTACTGGCAGGGTTACTCAAATAAT